CCCGTTATGGGTCTATACCCATGACGGTCTAAGTGCTCTAAATGGCTGAGTAACTGCAACCACAGTTTTGTGAATTTGATTTATTTCGATATTATATCATTTTCGATTTCGTTTTGATTTCGATTATGATTGATTTTTGATTTTGATTATTATTTCACACTATTGTATTTGTATTTTGTAACCAAACCCTCAACACTCATTTTGTGTTGAAAGTCCGCTATGTAATTAGACTATCCAGCAACAAATTCTGTACTGGAAAGACAAAATGACGGTAAGGATTAGGATTTACAACCTGATTCATCCCGTAACCTATATGGTAAATGACATAGAACCTTTAATTAGGCAACAACAAATTTATGATTTTTGTAAAAATCACCCTCTTGGTGAGGCATTAAACAATCCCGTTAGAACTGTTCCTACGCAAGGCAGTTGGATAAAAATGTATTAAACTTGTAACCCTGCAGAGTGTGTCCACTTTCAAGTTATATTAAGGTTTGCGCCAAGAGGCAAACTAAAAGGTCCCTCGATCAATAAGAGCGGGGTCACCCCAGATGACAAAATCATCGGGTTTGATTAAATGGGAGAGGCGACATCTCTTCCTACCCGTGGCAAAGGCCACAAAACAATCTGCTCTTCGGAGATTGGGAACTTAAATGACCCAGACCCCTCACCGCAAAGGAGGCTAAATAATCAGTTTGTGTGTTCAACTGGCACTACGTCCAATAACACTCACCGAAAGATTGTAGACAGCGTAGGTCTACTTCCCGACAAAATCGAGCTCTCTGAGCCAAGTAAAAGAAAAAATGTCGTTTCATACGACGCACAAAAAATAGAAAAAAGAAGAAAAATACATGAAAAATTTAGAAAAATAGATAATTTACGTAAGCAATTATTCCCACCTCTTACTTCCCCGTCATCTTCCAAAAGACGGAAAACAAACTCAGAAGAACTCTATCGCGATGTTCTCAAATCTTTGAAGCCCGAAACTGGCTTTTTAGATGATCTATGCAAACTCAAAGATACAGTTTGCACGATCTCCGAAACCACCGAAAGTATCAAAAGGCTTATGGATTCAATCAAGAAAACAGTCCAATTCCAAGAAGGAGACGATGTATATGATGCATTACTCTCTCGATTGGAAGGACTAATTCTTCTCATTTTGGATCTACAGTCTCGAAACTCATTGTCAGACATGCTTATCCCAGTCATTCAGTATATCAAAACCTGGACAGCTGGCAAAAGCCTCACAAAGAAGGTCCTTAAGTGGGTCAAGCAAATTTTGTCGGAAGATTCATCAGGTCAAAAGATCAATTGTGAATGGGAACCTATAACCCCTGGCCTCAATGGCGAGAAGGGTTGGTTTACCCAGAACTGGTCTACATTGACTCAAGGTGCATTCGGTAAACGTTTGGCTGGTCTCATGAATCTCCTCATTTTAGGAGGTATGATGCCTGAAAAAGCGTCGAATGCGCTGACAGACGAAGTCTTCAAGATCATTCATGTCACAGCGATGCGCAAAGCCCAACCATCCATATTTCACCATTTATTTGGTACGTTGGATTGGCTGGCTGACTCAGTAATTCCTGCCATTCTAACGCAGAATTACTCATTGCTCATTTTTGATGAAGATGCTGATGCATTAGACACACAATATCGAAATTGTGTCGATGCTGTCCATCTTAACATGACTGGTCAGATGAAATTGGCAAATGAAAAGTACGGTATAAAAGACGAGTCGGCAATCTTAGTGTTGCTTACAACCACGTCTTTTGCCATGCTTGCAATGAAAAAGAAAGTTTTTGATCAACCAATGCTTGTACGAGAATATAACCAACGTTTAGTAACCCTAGATAAGTTGGCATGCGACCTCCAAGCACATTGGCACGAAAGCGGTTTGCGGGTTAAACCGTATTCCGTCTTGATTCGTGGTCCATCCTCAGTTGGAAAAAGTACTGTGAAGACTCTTGTTACCCACGCTGTGTGTAGGGCTAACAACTTCCCTGAGGGGAAGGAGTATGCATGTACAATCAATGGCAATGATAAGTACCAGTCAGATTTCCGATCGCAACACATCTGTGTATGCTTTGATGATATGGGAAATACAAAACCAGAGAAAGCTGATGGAAATCCACTTTTCGTCTTGATTCAGTTTATCAACAATATGCACTGTAGTGCCCTTAGTCCGGAAGCGGATAAAAAGGGTAAAATGGACATTCGTTGCAAACTCGTGGTCGTCACGACCAACACAAAGGATCTGCATGCTTCCCTCTTTTCAGTTAATCCTGCCTCTATCATGAGACGCTTTGATTTAGTTATCGATGTTTCTCTAAGGAAGGACTCGACTGGACCTACAGGAGGCTTGCATCCTAAATTTGCTAAAACGTCAATGCCAGACGCTTGGGACATGAACCTAGGCGTCGTTGACGTCAAGCGAGTTCAAGGTTGTGATCTACAAGACATTTGGGGAATACGCCCCATCAAGAAAAACGCCTCAGTGGTCGATTTGATCGATTACTTAGCCGCAACAACACCAGGATATTTTGCTTTGCAAGAAGAAATTGTGTCGTCCTCTACGGATCTACACAATCAGAAACATTGTGAACATCACTCTTTATACACACTGCCTTGTGCTAAGTGTGCAGTTGAAGGTGACTTCTTGCCCATTTCCAATCAATCCGAAGCCTATATTAAATCAGGGCTTGACGGTCAAACAGGAAAAATAAGCAATACCTATTTTGGAGATCTGATTAGTAAGGAATTTTCGGATAAACCCCTTACACCAGATGACTTCACGTTTGGGTTGGACGCAGAGCCAACAAAGGATGACTATTTGCCAGAAGGGCAACATTGGCGTGAGAGAGCTAACCATTTAATTGGTAGTTCGCGCGCAAAAGTCTCAGATTTGCTCCGCGAAATGCGGAAAAAAGTTGAAAGAGATCCAGTTACGGCTGGATTGTTGACTTTGGGAGCCTTGGGGCTCACGGGTCTTGCGATTCATCAACTTTTTAGTCCAAAACCACCCCAAACATATACCTCAGAGGGTGCGATCATCTCTCGTATTGAATCAGCAGCAAAAGTTCCAAGAACTCTGATCGAACGAGATGATAAATACAAGCGGATTTATTCGAATGTAGCCACTTATCCAGAAGCGTCCAAATCATCGACATTAGACCAACTGGAGGCAAAAGTTGATCGAAATCTCCATATTGCAATTGTTCAAGAATTCGACGAGAAACTTGATATTGTATTTGGTGAACCTGAGTGGTGTAACGCCTTCCCAATTGGAGGAACAGAATGGTTGTTTGTTAACCACACGTTCAAACCAGACAGGACGTACAAAGTGAATATGAAAACCCACCCGAGTGCTGGAATAAAGCAATTCAGTGGATTAGTAAATGAAGCTAACATGCGCCCTGTGTTTGGAACTGACGCAACCATTGTGAACCTACCTTCGGGTGGTGACACGGCGAATTTTCAAGCCTACATGCAAGAAACTTTGGAGTTGAAAGATCTGAAGCCAGGAACTCCTCTTTTTGTGTACCACGTTCACAAGAGTGTCATTTTAAATCCTCCCGAGGAATATGTGACACCCTCAGCATATAAACTATCCTCGACGATCAAGGAAGTTAAAATGTGCACCGTGAATGGAATCGGACAATACCCCGGATTTACGTATCATGCAGAAACACACCAAGGAATGTGTGGATCGATGGTATTCACCGCGGGTAGAAATCCTGTTCTGATTGGTATGCACGCAGCTGGAGACCCCACAACAAAAGAAGGAGCCTGCGTTTTGCTGAGTGCAAGCGCAATGAAAGCTTCTCGGAAGGAATCTATGGTCAACGTGAAAGAAACAACACCTTTGCGCGACAGTACATATGGTATTGACACCACTGTCAATCCAGTTGTTCATGATTTCAATCCAATCCATTTTTTGGAAACAGAGAAGAAACACAACATCGAGGTCTATGGGCAACACAAATTACCCCAATCTCGCTTCAACACAGATATTAAACCCTCTATGTTGCAGGCCAAATTGATAGATCGTGGTATTGAACTCAAAGATACCGCTCCGACACGCAAGGCAGTGCGCCCTTCTCGTCACAGACATCTCGACAAATCATCAGAAATACTTCCCGATGTTAATCCTCGAATCATGGCTTTGGCCAAACAAGATTTGATGGCAAAACTGAAGAGACAAGTGTTCAATGAGAAAAGCCGATTCAAAGAATTTGTACATCCTTTAACTTTTGACAACGCCCTTAACGGCGTACCAGCTGTAAAAGGGATCGAACCCGTCAACCCTAAAACTTCAATGAGTTACCCACTCTCCGGTCCAAAATGGAAATTTATATTGGATTGTGAGCTCAAGGAGGAACTTGGCCTTAAAACAGCCAGGTACGTCCGTGAAAAACTCAATGACGACGGTACTTCAGAATTGGTTTATGAATTGGTATTTGACAAAGATAAAGCGGATGTTGAGGCGGAAGTCGAATTCACTATGCAATGTTGGTTGGATGGAGATCGCTCTAATGTGGTTTTTAAAACGAATTGCAAAGATGCAGCTATATCTTTCAAGAAAGCTGCAGAAAACAAGATCCGGATCTTCTCGGGTGCGCCAGTGGCTTTGGTCATTATATCTCGAATGTTGACCCTTACCCTCATCAATTCCATGACGTACTTCCCTTCAGAATTTGAAAGTGCAGTTGGTGTAGATGCTGCAGGAAGAGATTGGGAATACTTGGCACAATATTTGAGCCGCTTTTCCAATGGTCAAAGGTGTGGAGATGGAGATTTTTCAGCCTACGATCAAAAGATGCGACCTGACTTCAGCCTGGGCGCTTTTGAAGTGCTCCGCATGTGTCTAGTTGAGTGTGGATTCGACGATGAGATGCTGTCTCTATTTGATGGCTTAGCAACTGAGTGCACATACCCAATCTATGAAGTTGATGGAATGATCGCAAAAGTCTTCGGGACTAATCCTTCGGGACATCCCTTGACTGTTGTGATCAATGGCTTAGGCAACAGTCTCTACATGAGATATGCCTATTATGCCATGCACGAGAAAAGACTGAATACGAAGTTGACCCTATTCACGATACCCCTATTTCATGAGAGAGTTGCTTTGATCACGTATGGCGATGACAACAGCTTTGAAGTGCATCCTGATGAAGAATGCTTCAATATGATTTCAGTTGGACAGGAATTGGCCCGCATCGGTGTAGATTATACAGATGCCAACAAACAGATTTCAACGGTACCTTTTAAACCGTTGGATGAAATTTCTTTCCTAAAACGAACATTTTGCATTCATCCCCAACTTCACAAACGTGTGGGGACTTTGAGTATAGAATCCATCTTCAGATCCTTATTGCTGAGCAAGAAAATTCCAAAGAATTGCGATGAAACAGAAGCCCAGATTATGTCGGGCAATATGCAACAAGCTTTATTTGAATTTTATTTGCATGGTGAAGAGGTCTACCAGAAGTATTATGACATGTTTGAAGATTTCAGAGAAGAAAAAGATGCTGGAGGATACAAAATTGGAAACTATTACGATCCCCCAACCCCAGAAAAAATCCAAGAGAGATATTATGGCAGTAAGTGTTGCTATGAGAAAGCTCAGATTATTTTGGAAGGAGGGAACTTGACTCCGGAGGGAGGAGTTCTTTCAATTGAAGAAGTTGAGATCTACAACAGCAGAGTTCCACATGCAAATCGCTTAGCAATTGACGACATGGTATTGACAAACCGTGAAATCGATTATAGAATTTGGTCCGTCGATGATGACGAGACAAATCTAGAGCAATTATGGGACAATGATTTTAGACTCAACAATTTTGGTAACAACCTGAGAGCTAAGAGAGTTCAATTCACAGGAAGAGAACTAAGAAGAGCACATCTCTTGGCCGGGTTGCACTACGCAATGAACAGTGTGGAACGCACCTGTATTGCATTTGGGACGGGAACGCGCGAAAGTTTCCATCTCAACCATTTCCGTCATGTCCATCGAGAGGACAGAGAAATCCCATTGCCTCTTCCTGAAGAGGTGAAAGATTATATCTGGTCTTTCCTACAACCTGATATGACGTGCATTTTGGTCACGCCAGATAATTTTTCAGTGTGGGTTACACCCGACCTAGTCGGTAATGAACCCGAGGCGAACTTACACTTGAATTTGGCGCTTGGCCACGCTGCTATCCTAACAGCAGTGGAACAACTAAGAATTGCCTACGTTGGAGTATAGCTTAACGAGCGTATTCCGTGAAAAAGTATATGTTAACGAAAATGATAGAGAGTGCTCAGATCCTTGCATGCAGACAATTTTGGATCCCTCGTACGTAGCCGACAAGAATCGGTTAGCATTGGATGATGCGACACTGGAGCCTCAAGCAGGACAATTCTGCTATGAGTCTTACGGTGAATCAGAACAAAAAGAACAAATTACGCAATTTTTCGAATCTGACCCTAATTATACCTGTGTGGTAGAAAGTGAGATTAATGATGAAACTAGAATGCAGACGTCACAAAATGTTGAATCTCTGGAAGAATTTTTCGCTAGACCTGTCAAAATAGCAACGTCTACTTGGGCAGTGGGTCAAGGTTTGAATGTTGCAGGATTGAATATCTGGAGTTTATGGATGCGAAACAAGCGTGTTTCAAATCGTCTCAATAATTTTAAGAATTTTCGGGGTAAACTACATGTGAAATTCATTCTCAATGGGAATTCTTTCTATTGGGGCAGAGCCTTCGCCTCATACACTCCGTTTACAAATAACAGTTTTGTGAGCCAAGATACTAATTGGTTGGACTATCCTAGAGCCACCATGAAGCCTCATATTTGGTTAGATCCTAGTACCTCACAAGCTGGTGAGATGGTATTACCCTTTTTCTGGCCAAGTGATCATTTTAATTTGAACACCGACAACCCAGACAGCTTAGGCAATATGTGGATCTATAGTCCCGTTGGTTTGCAACATGCTCAATCAAACACACAATCGGTATCAGTTCAAGTCTATGCTTGGGTGACTGACATTTCTTTGTCTACTCCCACTCAAGTTCCTATGGCAGGACTGGTTCCCCAAGCAGGTGATGAATACGGCTCTGGCCCTATTTCAAGACCAGCTAATGTGGTGGCTGCTTTGGCTGGTAAAATGGCCAAGGCACCTATGATTGGACCTTACGCGATGGCCACACAAATGGCCGCTTCAACCGTTGGTTCTATAGCAAAAATGTTTGGATACTCCAGACCTAGGAATATCATTGCACCCAAAGTCATGAAAGTATGGCAAACTGGTGATCTTGCATCAACTGATCAGGAAGATACGGCAACTACCTTAGCTTTTACTAGCAAACAGGAAGTGACCATTGATCCTCGGACGGTTGGACTTGGTTCCCAAGATGAGATGGATTTTGACTATTTGATGAAGAAACCGGTTTTATTTGCTAATTTTACTTGGAGTTTTACTTCAATATTTAATCAAGCATTATTTTCGGTGAGAGTCAATCCCATGGTTTATAGGAGAGATAGTTATCTGGGTTCTTCCCCAGGTTATGCACTCACTACAACAGCTTTGTGTGCATTACCTTTCAAATATTGGCGTGGATCCATGACCTATCGGTTTTCTGTGGTGGCATCTGGTTATCATAAAGGCAGATTACTATTTGTCTGGGAACCTACAACACCGCCATCAGATCCTCAAGCCACACCTCCTGAGAGCAACGTCACCTATTCTAAAGTGGTAGATATTGCAAAAGAGAGAGATTTTTCCATTACTATTGGCTGGGGATCTAATTATACGGCGCTTGATGTTCCCAATCCAATGAGAACAGGTGAATCAGGAATGTTTACTGCTGGTTTGCCTATTCAAGCAGTGAGTGGTGTCGATAATGGAGTACTAACATGTTATGTGCTGAATCCATTAGTTTCGTCTGGTGATAATACCAGTCCAATAACAATTATGGTTCATTCTTCATCAGATGACATGGAAGTATGGTCACCAAGTTCAGATAATTTGAAGAACTTGACTATGCGCATCCAACCAAATCCTCCACCCCCACCTAGACAAGCAGAGGAGAATGATGACACTGGTCTACAACCACAAACGGGAGCGCTGGGTGATGTTGATCAAGGTGTGCAGAACGCCGCAGAAGAAACGAGTGATTTAGGAACGGTTGGTGGAAGCGAGCTCCCACAAACTATGAGAGTTTTCACAGCAGGAGAATGTGTGAAATCATGGCGTACTATACTTAAGCGATACACTCTCAGACGTTCTATCATGATCAATTCTACCATACCCATTGATAAATTTGCCTCAATCTATTTTTCTGGAAATGCCTACCCTTACATGCCGGACGTCCCCTATCCGAATGTTTCTGGTGGAGTATTTCGTGGTCCGTTTACACCGCATGCTTTGATATTTTATTGCTATGCTGGTTGGCGAGGATCATACAGAACTAAACTACTTCCAGCAGTTATTGGTAATGGGCAGCAATGGTCTTCGACTTCAATGACCGTGGCTCGTGGCAATGCAATCGAGGTCTCTGACCCAATTTTGCAACTCTACGATCGAGATCCCAACGGTGTCCACGATTTCGATGCAGATCATGACTCAAGCTGGAGCGGCTGTCAAATTTCCAACCCGGTGCAAGGAAATGTATTGGATTTTGAGTTGCCTTGGTATTCTGGCTATAGATTTTCGTCTCCGGTGGTGGCAACGGTGGCTAGGGAGATGGGATATGAAGCCACCACCCTGCTGGATAACCCTGGGGCGAACGATCGCGATGTGTTTGCGATTGTTAAGGAATTCAGTGC